TAAACCCTTGATTTCATATTGTGTTGTTGCCTTGCTCATACCTAAAGTATAACCCATAGAGTAAGAACATCCAAATACATTTTGCATTTTATTTTAGAGTATTTTGCCCGATGTGCGTTTATAGGACTTAAATGCTTATGCAATCATTACAACCGTTATAACCGGAATAGGACGGAGATGGACTCGACCGATGATTCCATAGAGTATACCCTAAAGAAGAGTAATGGAGTAAATAGTATAGGGCATTAGCCCAAAGGCAGTGGTTATCCGCCATTCGCTTTCTGCCTGCCAACCCGCCCGCACGTACTATGGTCCGTAGTAGATGTATATAGGTCCAATAACTCTGGAAGTCCTATAATAGCGTGGATAGTGGGCCATGCTGCTTGTTGTGCCTATAATAGGTGTTATGTTTCATTGGATAGGCATGTATGGGCTTGAATGGGCATGATTATAGGGCTTGAGGTTATGGTGTGGAGTGATTGGTCCGATAACAAGGGGTGGGGGTGGTAGGTCCGATAACGATTAGGAGTCCCGTTCAAGTGATACCCCCTCTGAAATATATCACCGCCTGTAGCAAATTAGGTCAATATAGGGTGACATCCGCATTCTAAGCCTATAAGCGGGGTAATCGGGAGAGATACGTTGACGAAAGGGGTGGAAATGTACAGGTAGGGTCTATATGTCGAAAAAATCGAAAAGATCACTATGGTGGGAAGGCCGTCTTATCGTCCTGGGGAGCATAATGGAGATGAAGGGGACCAGCAGGTCAAGGAAGAGGCGTTCTTTTGTTTAACCTCTCCTATGACCATCAAAACAGTATAGAATTGGAAGCTGGCAGGGGTACTCAGGGGCTAACTGGTATTCTTTCCAGTATATCCTTCTGGGGGAAACACATCACGTTTGAGATAGGGGTACAGGGGGCAGTCTGGAACTGGACATCTACGGACCTCAGAAGCATCCCAACCACAACAGTCCTGGCACTTCGCTATAACAGCCTTTGCCCGGCTCTTGCCCGACATGGCCTTGTCATAGGTTCCTTGGTACTTCCCAGGTATCTGTTCTCTGTGCTTTGCTCTCATTTGTTCAATATTCATATCATTCTCCAAAATGTTAGGGTGGAAGGCCATTATGACCCACCACCCCATGTTCGTTTAGCTGACAAGATCAATCAGCTTCTTGACTCCAAGGTTAATGACCGGGGCCAAAATGTACCCGACTAACACACCAATAAGAATCGCTACAGGGTCAGACATAAGTCTTCCTTTCAAAAAATTATTTGGTTCACATACAACCCCTGAGCATCGTTCCAATTAGGAATCCGACAGCTACAGCCAGGAGCATTTTAACGAGTTTCTCAATCATAACACCTTCTCCTTAATCTCACGAAATAGGTCTGGGTTTTCTTTCAGGAAGACCTTGGCTTTTTCTCGGCCTTGACCGAGACACACACTGCCATAGTTAAACCATGCTCCTGATCTAACCACAACATCCTTAGCCATAGCAAGGCCCAGGAGATCACCTTCATAACTGATACCAGTATCGAACATAATGTCAAACTCGGCCTCACGGAAAGGAGGAGCAACCTTGTTCTTCTTGATACGGACTCGAATACGATTACCTATAGCCTGTCCAGTTTGATTCTTGAGTGTAGAGATACGTCTGAGATCAATACGCACTGAGGCATAGAATCGCAAAGCCCTACCACCACAGGTTGTCTCAGGATTACCGAACATCACTCCGATCTTCATACGAATCTGATTGATGAACAGGATAGCCACATCGTTCCTGGCAGCGGGGGCGGTCAACTTACGCATAGCCTGGGACATAAGACGAGACTGAAGACCCATGTGAGTGCTTCCCATCTCCCCCTCGATCTCTGCCCTGGGCGTTAATGCAGCCACAGAATCCACAACAATCAAGCCTACCTCACCTGAGTTCACCAGCAGACTGCAAATCTCCAAAGCCTGCTCGCCTGAATCTGGCTGAGAGACCAGGAGTTCTTTGGTATTCACACCTAATGTATTGGCCCATCTTGGACTGTACGCGTGTTCAGCATCAATGAAGGCCACTGTGTCACCACCCTTCTGTGCCTGGGCAATGATACTCAGAGCCAGGGTAGTCTTCCCACTTGACTCCGGGCCGAATACCTCATGGATACGACCACGTGGCAAACCATTACCTCCAAGAGCGACATCAAGAGAAATCAATCCAGTAGGAATACCATCATAGTCTATGGCACCATCACCCATTTTGCGGATAGTGCCAGGACCATACAGCTTATCTATATCATCCAGTATTGATTTCAGATTACTCGTCTGTTTCTTCTTTACCATATTATTTTCTCCTAATATAATAGCGTAGAGCAGCTACACACTGCTCAGTAGAGGGCAGATGTCACTTAATTACGGGGATAGTGTCATCCTCAAACGTCACACGTGGATTTGTGCAAGTGTAGAAAGTTTCCACGGTACGCTCTTTACTTACTTTTCCTTGGTTTGGCCATACCTTAGTTTCACGATTGAAAAGGGCAAGAACATGGGCAGGTTCCCACGCTCCCCCATCTCCAAGGTAACGCCGCATGGGTATTTCCATACTAATTGAAGGTTCAGAATCCTCTAAAAATAACCGAACCAACCGGCCATTTAGCAAAATAGGTACAAATTGCCTTGTTTTAGTCATTGAATTTTTTCAGAACCTCCTCAATAGTTTCCTCAACAGTTAGAGGAGCACCCGCAATATGTATAAAGGTCTTAACCTCTTCGATCATAAGAGGATTTCCCTGACCATCCTGCATCGTTCCGGGTCTCTGAACTTTGCCAGTGTTGATAACAAGATTCGTTGGGTTCACAATATGAAAAGGCTGAAGCTCTCCACTTGGACCCTTGCCTGTAACCGTAATTACTTTCATGTCCGCACCTTTCTATGTTTCTGAAAATATCGTTCCTGTTTCTTTACTAATTTCTCTACCTCTGGGGTAATTGTCCCAGATGGCAATACAGCGTGTTTTGTCCAGCAGCACTTTTTGAACTTCAACCCACTCCCACAGTAACATTTCTGATTTCTTCCAATTCTGATTTTCCTCCCACTTCCCTTTAATGGTGACATTTTATTCTCCTATTATGTATTTGCTGTTCCTTGGTAGCCCACCTACAATTCTCAGGTTCGTAGTTTCCATCATTGTCAATTCGATCAAGGGATAATTCAGGCAATGGCTTCTCACCCATATCTTCGAGGAAGTTCTCAAAACTATATAGCCACCGATCACAGATGGTAATGCCCCGGCCACCGTAGTTTTTATAATACTTATGTTTGGGATTTGAACATCTTGTCTTCATGCTTGCCCAACATCGGTATTCCACTGTTGCCTTTCTGTTCTTATAATGACCATGAGTTTGAGCGTGGGGGAAATCTTTACTCAAACAACCACAACTTTTTGTACCACCTGATCGCAGTCCCATCTGCATAATAACTTTCTTAGTGCCACAATCACAAAGGCACAGCCAACGAGATTGCCACTTTTTATTAGGAGACGCTTTTTCTATAACTAAGAGCCTTCCATATCTTTGACCTATTTCATTCTTTCTACTTCGCATCTGAATAATTCCTCCCAACTCCAATATCACATAATACAGGAATGCCGAGATCAACAGCTTCACACATTGCTTTATTAACTGCAACTGAGGCTTCGTCTATGTACTCGTCTTTTATCTCCAAAACCACTTCATCGTGAATTGTAAGCACCATCAGCATCTCCCAATCAGGATGGGCAAGAATCAGTTGTCTAATAGCTACCATAGCAATACGGAGCATCTCGGCAGAATAAGATTGGACCTTAAAATTAAATGCCTGTCGCAAAGCACGGTTGGTAAATCCATCTGGGAACCTTCTACAACGTCCGGCTGCATTGCGTACATAACCATACAACTTGATTTCTTCCTTACACAGGTCAATGCCATCCCTGATTCCAGGGTAACTATCCAGAAATTTATCCAATAGTTCTTGAGCTTCGTCTACAGACACCCCGATATTACGAGATATTCCGATAGCAGTGGAACCATACACCACAGGGAACACCAGCCCGTTTTTGGCTTTGTGTCTCTCAACTTTGTACTTCTTAGCAGCCGCCTCATGTTCTGGGGTCTTATTGATACACTCTCTCTCTGTGAGTCCAAGATCAAATACCAAATTGGCGGTACTGAGGTGTAAATCAAAACCTTTATCAAATGCCTCTTTCAGAACAGAATCTTGTGTTACCTTGTACAACACCCTCAACTCCTGCCCGGAAAAGTCAGCAACCAAAAGAGACTTACCATCTGGAGCAATGAAACATGAACGACACTCCACCCCCAGTATAGCATTGAGCTTACGCAGATTTTGGAGATTAGGTTCAGATGAACTGAGCCGACCAGTCGCCGCAACTGTATCATTGAACGAACACCTGATGCGACCATCGGGACTAATAGACTCCTTCATTTTCTTTGTGAACTTATCCCGTAAGTCTTTTGCCATCTTGAAGATAAGCAGTTCGTGACAGAAGGGATAGTCTTTGGCCAGCCCACCTATTTCACCATCGTCAAGTTTTGTCCCACCCAACACAATCTTATCGAGCTTGTAGTAATCATCCCCTACCTCTTTCTTGTCTTTCCGTCTCTGTTCACCTGTTGTGGTAAGCTCTGTAAACTTTATACCAAACTTTTCTATCAACAGAGGGATAACCTGCTTGTTACTATTAAAGTTGATAGCAACACTACGAGTATCCAGGTCTTGCCAGAATGCCTTTTCAATGAAAGCCTTTCGATCAAGCATTTCCAACATTTTGTCTTCTGCTGCGTCCATCAGGGGTTGCATCTGATCTTCAATGGATTGAATTTTATCCCGATCAACTAATACCCCATTGATATGTAAATCCCGGAGACAGAACTGGAACGGCATCTCAATCTTGAAGAAGAGATACGTCAGCTTATCCCGTCTTAACTCAGGGAAGAACTTCTCATACAAGCCCCATGTGTTTACTGAATCATCCAATCCATAGTCATAAAATTCATACGAGTGATGTCCCTTATCCTTGACATCTTTATAGCGTATGATCTTATTGTATGAACCAGGAAGATACTTGTATGACAAATCCTTCAAACCCTTTTGTTGGTTTTCATCAATTAGATGTGCAGCAACCATTGTACAGAAAATTGTCTCGGTGTGCTCAATGCCATACTTGTATAATACCATCATGTCAAATTGGATGTTGTGACCTATGAGCTTCTTAATCTTTCCGAAAGCAAGAGCCAGTGTCTCCAGCATCTTATCTCTATCAGGGACATCAAGATCAATATAGCAAGCATCAGTGCCGTTACAAAATGAAGCACCAATCCAATGCAACTGGCTGTAGTCTAATGCCCCTCGATCAGTATCGTTCTCACAGATGGTCTCAGTGTCAAAGGCACATACAGTGACATCCTTTGGTAGAAACCAATTCTGTAAGTCGTAATTGTTAGTAATAAATGTCCTACGCATATCTTAATGTCTCCGGTTTCAAACACCCTATTTCAAAAAAACAACCCCTTCCATGTATACGCCACAGACGTGCATTCCCAAAATTGAGAACCCTGTTTTTAGCCTAATAATGAGGGTTGAAAAAAACTTTCAGTAAAAATAAAATATTTTTTTTTGCCTATGTGCCATTAGGGTCCAATAACGCACTTTCGGTAATTTTGGATGCACGTCTCAGGCGTATGTATAGAGGGCAGTTGTTTTTGGAGAATCCAATGAACAAAAGCCAAAGACCGTTAAGAAGTATATGGGACGAATTGTTTGATTGTAGCTGGCATTACCAGAAGCGTGAAGAAGTTCAAGATGCTTACCGTGACTTCTGGGAAACGCTGGGTGATGATCTGAAATTCGCTCTTGATAGTTTGTTGTACTAAACAAATCCATAGTTGGAATACTATGGTTGGTTTTGTAAAAGACGGAATGGACCCGAAAGAGTTTGGAAAAGAAAAGATGTGTTGAAGTGAGCGTTGGCCACTTACGGCTGTGCGTAGTGAGAAGGGACGGGCAATGAGTGCACTATCCCTTGGGGCATGAAGCAGCTTTGCTCGACGATAGTTTATGGCGTGAAATATAGCCCAGTCTATTGCACATTTGATTTATCCTTGTAACTCTTACCTAACTAAATCTCGCTCCTCAGTTGAATGGCGGCGTGTATTGCTGCCAGTATATCTTGTAGGTTCAAGGAATTTGTAAAAGAAAAGAACCAAAAGAAAAGATATATTAGTTAAATTGAGGTTATGGGGTAAAAGTGGCGGTCTATCTTGTAATAATCTAAAGTTCAAATACTGAAGGAGTTTCAATGCAAATGGAATTGCAAAAGAGGTAGGAACGAGAGACACACCCCTTGGGTCCATTCCATAAATCGTCTCAAATCTTACCTCTTTCTTTTTTGATTTTTTATACTTTCGGTGCATATAGAGGTGAACGCTTTGTGCCTGTAACCTCTTGCATCGTCCGTATTTTGGAGACAATAATGAGAAAAATAGATTTGATGTGTCAAAGGTTTGGCCGACTCAGAGTTGTAGGTGACATCACAGAGAGAAAAAACGGACATATTCAATGGCGATGTCTCTGTGATTGTGGGAATGAATTGATTGTCGAGACTGAAAATTTGCGATCTGGTCGCAAGCGGAGTTGCAGTTGTTTACAAAAGGAGACAGCAAAAAAGGTAGCAAGAATAACACATACCACACATGGTCAAGCCAATCTGGGTAAACGGACAGTAGAGTATAATGCTTGGGTTAGCATGAGGCAGCGATGTTCAAATCCCAATAATCCTTACTACAAAGATTATGGGGGTAGAGGTATCACATTTTGTGATAGGTGGCTAAAATTTGAAAACTTCTTTGAAGATATGGGTGAGAAGCCATCATCGGATTTATCAATAGATCGAATTGACAATGATGGTAATTATGAACCTGAGAATTGTCGTTGGGCTACCCCAACTGAACAATACTTTAATAGAAGGTGTGTTTATGCCTAAAAAGAAAAAGGAAGAGACAGAAGAAGTGGTATCAGATGTTACTACTAAGGCAGACCAATTATTGCCTATTGCCGAAATTCTTCAGGGTGAGGCTATCTTGTTTGGTGAGAAAAGTATTGGGAAACTTCCGGCAAGACCAGAGTTTAGTCCACTGTTTCTTGATGTTGCGATGAGATTGGTTGCTGCTGGGCTTACTATCAAGGACTTAGCATTTGTTCTTGGCGTGACTGAGTCCAGAATAAAGTATTTCAAAAAACACAACCCACTTTTCAAGAAGGCTTGCGATGATGGAAAGAATCTTGCTAAGTCGTACCTGATTGCTCAGGGGTTAAAGGCTGCTGCTGGATATATGTCCACTGAAAAGAACATCAAGATAAAGAGGAAGGTAATGTCAGATGGTTCCATTGTGGAATACGCAGCAGAGGAGAGTCATTTTCAAAAGCATGTAAAACCTGATAGCTCTCTACTCATATTCATGTTGTGTAATTTATCTCGACAGGCCAAGGATGAAGTACAATGGTCCTCGGTGCATAAAGTCGAGTTAGATGAGAAGAAATCAGTAAACATCAAAATTAGTGGAAAAGTCGCAACGGAGCAGATAAAGAAACTCGCGGGTGCCTTCATGCCTGACGAAGTGATCGAAGCTGAGTTTGAGAAGCCTAAGAAGTTAAAAGGGGACAGAAATGCCAGCAAAGATTGATTTAACCAGACAGAGGTTTGGGAGATTGGTTGTTAAGAAATGTACTGGAGAAACAAATCAGTGGGGTAATTATACTTGGTCTTGTGTCTGTGATTGTGGAAATCTTATTGTAGTTCCTTCAGGTGATCTTCGTAATGGAAATACCTCAAGCTGTGGATGTTTTCATCGAGATGGCTTGATTGAAAATAATAAAATCAATAAAGTACGTCATGGTCATTATATTGGTGGACCCAGCCCTACATATACCTCTTGGGAATCTATGAAGCGTAGATGTCTGGACCCAAATTTTGCAAACTATGACATATATGCGGGTCGTGGTATCACAGTTTGTGACAGGTGGTTGAAGTTTGAAAACTTTCTTGAGGATATGGGGGAGCGGAGCAAAGGTACAACTATTGATCGAATAGACAATGACGGAAACTATGAACCGGGAAACTGCCGATGGGCAACGGCAAAAGAGCAGGCAAATAACAGGAGAAGAAAGGTTGTGGTTGTTTGATGACAAAGAGACTGACAACTCTTCTACGAAACCCAGAGGATTTTCTTCAAGCAATTCCTCAGACGATATTTGAAAATCTGAAGTTTCGTCAAAATCTTCACAGCAAAATGGCCCATGATGAGGGCATGTTTCAGGCATATATGGAATTGTGTTCTCAAAAACCCCAGATACTTTTTAATAGTGCCTTTTTTGTATATGAAGCCAGGGCGATGCCAGGGATGCAGAATATTCCGTTTATACTTCGCCCTCGGCAGGACTTTGCCATTGATAGATTGAAGTACGCAATTGATACAGCGTCTCCTTTGAATCCTCACAATCTCCTCTTTGATAAGAGTCGAGAAGAGGGTGCCAGTGAGATTATTTGCAAAATGTTTGCTGCTTATTTTCTCATGTACAGTGATATGTACTTCCTGGTTGGCTCTCGTGTGGAGGATTTTGTTGATAAAGCCACAACTATAAAGGAGGATAACAATGGTTTGAATAGGGTATATGGTAATCATAAGTGCTTATTCCATAAGATTTTATATGCACTTACAACATTGCCACCTTACATGCAGCCCAATCTTCGCAAATCCCATCTCCTTCTGGAGAATATGGATAACAACTCGAAGATAGGTGGTGAGGCAACAACTAACAACTTTGGAGCAGGTGACAGAGCTAAGGCGGTACTCGTAGATGAGGCCGCTCGTATCGAACCCGACATTGCTCAGTATATCATTGACAACATTCAAGATACAACTGCATGTGCAATTTATAACAGCACTCATTTTAAGTGGGGTTCTGGACATCCTTACGCCAAGTTAATCAACAGCAATAAGATTGAAGTAGTGACACTTGGCTGGGAAGACAATCCTGTTAAGAACTTTGGATTGTACAACTCTCCAGAAGCAGACCACATAACCATCCAGGATATTGGTTGGTATCGTGAGCAGTGTCCAGAAGTATTTAACGAGATCAAAGTTGATGAATCCTTTGTCTACAGTGATTGGAAAGTAGAGACAGCAAAACTACCTGAAGATATTAAGGAGAAACTTGGTGACATTGATTTTATAGCTGACGGTGGTGAAGGAAACTTTAGCTGTCAACGGTCTCCCTGGTTCGACGGTCAGGAAGCTCGTGGTAGAAGTAGACAGGATATGGCCATTAACATCCTACGTATTCCTCAAGGTTCTGCTGACCAGTTCTTTGATGATGTCAATCTGGTACGGATTGAGAAGAAATATGTTAAGGAGCCAACGTATACAGGGACAATCAAATATGAAATTGATAAAAAGAGACCAGTTGATATTGAGTTCAAGCGTGGTGGTCCTAAGCTCCTAAAATGGTGGGGACCAATGCCAAAGGGCAGACCTCGCCAAGATCATAACTACATTGTAGCCTGTGATATTAGCCGTGGAACTGGAGCATCAAACTCAGTGGCAACCATTGTGGATGTGAATACCCATGAGGTTGTTGGTTCATACGTGAATCCAAACATTGATGTAACTGACTTTGCAGAGCTTGCCGTTGCCCTGTGTCTGTGGTGCGGTGGTGGCACCAAGAGTGCTTATCTTATCTGGGAAGCAAACGGTCCTGGTGACACCTTTGCAAAGAGAGTAAGGAAGATTGGATATAGTTTTGTTTACTACAAAGTGAACGAGAGGGCTAAGACTCGCAAGCGTCCAAGTAATAAGACATACGGTTGGTACTCAACAACTGGTATCAATGGTTCCAAGAATGATTTACTTAGTTCACTTGATGCTGCTCTCAACGAATCTCTTATGCCGAACAAACGATTTCAGTATCTTATCTTACATGATCTTCAGACGGTACGAGAGTTGAGAGATTACATATTTCTTGGTGATCGAGTTGATGTAGGAGCGTCAAGTCAGATAACAGAAAGTAGTGGAGCACGTTACGCCCACGGGGACCGGGTTATTTCAACAGCTTTGATAATGCTTGCACTTCTTGAACAACCAAAGGCTTCTATCAAGAAAGCTCAGAAGGTACGAAAGAACTCGATGTTGGGTCGAATGCAAGAACGTAAAAAGGAATTGCAGAAAAAGAAAAATGAAGTGGGGAAGTGGTTATGAGTTTATCACAGGATACAAATGTGAGGAAGTCGTTTACATCAAGAGTTCGAGAAGCGGCTGAAATCTGGACTCGTGCTGATCGTCATCGTCTTAAAAAGCGAAACCGGATGATTAGTAGCTGGGTATCCGGATACTTCAATCGTGGCACTCAGAATAAAGCTCATACAATGAACCTCGTTGATAGGGCTATTGGTATCCTTGTTCCCTATCTTGCAATGTCGAATCCAAGTGTAGATGTAGAGGCACGTATACCAAAACTAAAACCTTGGGCATACACAACTCAACTTGCTTTGAATCACTTAATATCCGAGATTAAGTTCTCGAAGACAGTGTTACGCCCAGCGATCTTTAATAGTATGTTTGGTGCTGGTATTGTCAAGACAGGTGTGATGAAGGAGTATCAAACTGAACTCTATGGTGACAGACTGGATGTTGGGCAACCCTACGCTATCCCTGTGGACGAGGAGGATTACATAGGTGATGTCTCCGCCGACTGCCGAGAAGACTTTGAGATGGAAGGCAATTACTACGTGATGCCTACTGCTATGGCTCGTGAATTCTTTAATGCTAAACATGCAGATAAAATTTCCCCTTCGTATAAACTACATGGGGATGATAGTATCAAGGAGGTAGTACAGCAGACAGTTCAGGGTACTGACTACCATACTTTGAGAACATGGACACGTTTCATGGACATATACCTTCACGATGAGGGTGTCATACTGACGATGTTGGTAGACGGTGATTATAATAAGATTCTGAAGACTACTGAGTACGACGGTCCCGAAGATGGCCCATACGATTTTCTTGGTTACAAATTTGCACCAAAGAATCCTATGCCAGTTCCCCCAGCGTGGGGTTGGATTGATATGGACACAGCGATGAATGTGCTTATCAATAAGATGCGTACTCAGGCGGAAAGACAGAAGTCTATCCTTGCATATTCTGCTGAGGCCAGTGATGATGCAGAGAAGATAGCTAACACACCTGATGGTGGTACTTGCAAGGTTGATGATGTAAACAATACAAAGATTCTTCAAATGGGTGGAACCAACCCTGAGAACTATCAGTGGGTTAGTTATGTGGAAGGACAGTTTTCGATACAAGGTGGTAATCTATACACTCTTGGTGGGCAGCAGTCCACGGCAGGAACACTTGGGCAAGAGCAGATGATGATGACAAACGCATCCCGTATTGTGGATGATATGTCAAATTCTACATACGACTTCGCCGAGAGTATTTTCAAGAAGCTCGCATGGTACGTTTGGAACGACCCAATGATTCAAATTCCTACCATCAAGCGTATTGAAGGTGCTGGTAGTGTAGAGGTTATCTTTGATAAATATGCACAAGAGGGTGACTATGGTGACTTCAATTTCAAGATTCGACCCTACAGTATGCAAAGATTTAACCCTGGGCTACAGGGACAGAAGCTCATCCAGTTCCTTACAAGTTGGATTCTTCCTGTTATGGGTATTGCTCAACAGCAGGGTGTCCAGTTGAATATCGACTCTGCAACAAAGAAGATCGCAAAGTATATGCAGCTTGACATAGATGACATCTGGAATAGTGCGATTCCTGAAGATGGTGGATTAGTTGGTGCGGGGCCATACCAACCGACTTCAGGAACGGTTAAGCAGAAAGGTAGTGCCGTTTCAGACGACCGCTTTGGTGCATCGGATGCGTCGAGACAGGCGAACTCTTTACAGTTTCAATCAAGCCCACGGTCAGGTGCTCCAAGCCCTGCACAGAAATAAGAAAGGTGGTTGAGTAATGAGACGAATTAAAATAGTTTTGTGTGTCTTGTTAATTGTGTCATGTATGGTTACTCCTGCATTTTTTGATAAGAGGACTCCAGACATATCCCCTGATGACATCATGCAATCCGTAGTCCACATAGGAGCATCAGGTGACTATGGTGATTGGCAGGGGTCAGGTGCCTACGTAGGAAATGGTTTGATAATCACAGCCGGTCACGTTATTGATGGGGCTGAAACTTTTGTGATTACATTTGAAAATGAACCGTCTTCGTATGCGTCGTCTACCTTCTACAAGGAACCAACTGCTGACGTAGGATTTATTTACTTGGAGGATTACGATGGACCTGCTCTTAATTTCGTCAACAGAAGTAGTAATCGGGGGGATACTACTTTTATCTTTGGCAATCCCTTTGGCTGGGATTATAATTTCAGTGTTAGCAAAGGTGTAGTCGCTTCAATAAATAGGGATTGTGGTGGCTTCTTTGGAGACAAAATCATGCTCCAGAGTGATGCTGCCTCCTACCCTGGTAATTCAGGTGGGCCAATAACGGATGAGGATGGTCAAATGATCGGCATCCTTGTGGGCGGAGTGAGGGGAACTGACAACATATCTTTGGTAATACCAGCGAATATATGTGAACAAAGCATGAACATCTATTTAGAAATTTTGAAGTTATCGAGGATGGAATAATGACAGCAAGTGCGAAGGCGACCATAGGATTTCAGTTGTCCGAACTTGGGGCAGAGAATTGGGATGTGTTGCAGAAGTTTAGTGATTCAACCACACCAGATACAAAGCATTATAATCATTTGGTTCAAGCGGTTGCTGATACAGATGAAGCATTGTCCTTTGGTGATGTTTCTACAGTAACAAGTCTTGTTATCCACGCAATTGGAAATGATGTGGATGTTGATTTGGATTATGTGGCTGCATTTGATAAAGATTTGACTATTCCAGAAGGCATGTGGGCGTATATCCCCAAACCTGCCGGGGTAGTGAGGATCAAAAATAATGGAGCAGCCGAGCAGGTTACTATTGAATTGTGGGCATGGGGGACAGCATAATGACCGATTGGTTTTGGTCCCAAAAGGAAATAGATATTTTAAGGGATAACTATAAGTCTAAAGGAGGAGAAGAAACGGCAAAACTCTTACCAAAACGTAGTTTGAATGCAGTTCACCAGATGGCCCAGAAATTGGGTTGTGCAAGAAAAACCAGAAAATGGGCAAATAGGGCGGAAAGGGATCGTAATTGCATTTTGAAATCCAAATATGGTATTGATCTTGAACAATATAACGAAATGCTTCTGAAACAGAAGGGATTATGTGCCATTTGCGGCCTTCCCAGTGTAGATAGAAATCAGTGGGGAATGAAATCCCTTGCTGTTGACCATAATCATGTTACCGGGGAAATTCGTGGATTGTTGTGCAGTAAATGCAATCGTGCTATTGGTCTGCTTCTTGTTGATAAGTTTGGTGTGATGAATCTTCAGAAAGCTATATCATATCTGAAAGGTGGTGATTAGAATTCCCAACTACCGATACAAGTGCTATGACTGTGATACGATTATGAATGAGGTAGAGACCATCTCGAAAAGGAGACAGGAGGTTCCATGTACAAAATGTGGTAAGATGTCCCCCCGTAGTTATGATGGTAGTACAGGTGGCTTTAAGGATAATCCCAGAGAGTCCTTGGCAATGGGTGTCCATCCAAGTCAGATTAAGGACGCTATGAAGCGGTATCCTGGCTCAAGATACCGATCAGATGGTGCTTTACTAATTCAGAACCGAACCGAAAAGAAAGTGCGTATGGACCAACGTGGATATTGTGAATACGAGTAAAGGAGACAGAAGATGCAGTTAGTACCAAGTCCAAAAACTATTATTCTCAAGAGAATTGATAAACCTACCGAAACGCCTGGGGGTCTCATCTTACCAGAGAATGCTTCTCCAGAGGGAAACAGTGATAAGATTGGAGAAGTTATTGAAGTAGGTAGTGAAGTCAAGTTGGTCAAGATTGGAGACCGGGTAGCGTTTAATCACTACAACGCTTCTGCCGTGAACTTTGGTAGAGAAACTGGAACACTCGTGTTTGTAGTTGAAGAGAACATCCTTGCTGTTATCAAATAAATGGAGACAGAATAATGAAAACTACAGTTGAGACATCTGTTACAGAAATAGAGTATGACGATGAGGGTAGGGTTATAAAGGAAACAAAGATAATTACAGTTCAGGAGAAGCCATAATGAATATCTTTGAGCGTACCTTCGACGATACTACAGGTATCCGAATTGTAACTCTCCCAAATGAACAACTCAAAAGGGAAGAGACAGTTATCCAGCTACGGGTTAGCACTGGCCCAACAACTGTTAAACTGGTGAAGTGTGCATTGACTGACCCAAAGACACATGAGGATTTATATCCACTATTAGAGGATGCAATTCTTCAAATTTATCTGAAACGGGTTGGTGATAAATGTGAGAAATGTGAGAGGTATTACTTATCCACATCACCGAATCAGAAACAATGCTTACAGTGCAAGGAGACTAAATAATGTTTGAATTTCTAAAAGGAAAACCAGAGAAGGAAGATGTTGAAGAGGTCAAGAAGGATGATGTCAAGACAGAAGATCACGTAATTCATGCTATGGGGGAAGATGATTCTGTTCCTCAAGTTGTGAAAGACGCATGTGATAAAATACGGGGCGAGGTAGAACCCGATTTTGTAGAGGTCGAAGTTGACGATGAAGGAAATGCTATCGACCCAGAACAAGCGGAACTGTTAAAGAGTAGTTCCGAAGTCAAGGATGACGATGCAAGTGGCGGTGATGCCGTTAATCAGGGTGACAAACCAGAAGAGAAACCTGAGTCTGAGGACGTTGATGGTTCTGGTGGGTCTGACGATGTGGATTTAGAAGACATTGACCCTCGACTGCTTGCAGCTGGTAAAGCAATGGAATGGTCGGATGACAAAGTTAGACTCGTCGCTGCAACCGATATGACAATTCTGGAGGATATAGCTACCCGCCTTGAATTGTCTGAAACACACCGGCAGGATAACAAGGAAGAAAAGGAAGTCAAGGATGATGCAGGTCAAGCAGGCAATGAGGCTCTTACAAAGCTAAAGGAAAAGCTGGGTGATGATGCTGATGGCTTAATTGATGCTCTGACAAAGAGTATTGAGTCAAAGTTTGAGGGCAGATTCAAGGAAGTAGATGATCTGAAAGCAAGTAATAAGAAGGAAGCAGAAACCAAAGCTGCTATTCAGAGAGGTTCAATAGCTGATTATGTATTCGATCAAGCAGCCGAACACTTTGACGAGTTTGGTATTACTAAAGAATTGCCAAAGAAGGAAGATGGTACTGTGATAATGAATAGTCCTCAAGTAAATCTGAGGAATAAAGTTTATCAAGTTGCTACAATCTTTCATCAGGCAAATGGTGGTACATTTGAGCAGGCAATGGTTGAAGCAGTTCAACATTACGCTGGGGGTCAAGGAGTTCAAGTTGCTGCTCGACAAGTTGTAAAGGATTTGAAAGACAACCAAAAAAGATTTACGCCAAAGCCTACAAGACGAAAGACTGTCAAGGTATTTAAGAATGAGAATGCAAAGGCTGCTCACATTGTCTCGGAGGCAAAGCGTAAAGCAGGTATTGAGTAAGGAACTTGATACTTTGTACTAAAAGGAGTTAGAAAATGGAAATAACCATAGATCAGGCCATCGACGTCGGCTACAGTACACTCGAGGCTTATGCCAAGCCGAGTGACAGGCTTGAGATGACTTTCAAAGAGGCATGTTATCAGCCCGTCAATGACTTTTTCGGTAAGGATAAGTCCCGCCTAAAGGGTGGAGACAGAATTGAAGGTTTCATCACACTTGCTGAT